GAGTTCTATGAGGTCGTCGATCTGGAGTCCTCAGTCGCCGCTGGAGGCACGATCACGCCCTCGACCGTACTCTGGTGGATGCAGCAGAGCGACGAGGCCAGGAAGGTGTTTGAGCGCAAGGGAGAGCAGATCAGTCTCACCCTCGACCATTTCACCGGCTGGATATACTGGTTGAACGGAGTGCGCAACGTCTGCCTGTGGGGCAACGGCGCTGCGTTCGACAACGTGATCTTGAGATCAGCCTACGAGCGGCTGGGACTGAAGGCGCCATGGAACTTCTGGGATGACCGGTGTTTCCGGACGATCAAGGCCCTGCATCCGGAGGTTGAGTTCGTGAAAAGCGGAGTGGTGCATAATGCGCTTGACGACGCTAAGAACCAGGCACGATATCTTATTGAGGTACTGAGACGATGATCCCCTACGAGAAAGAGTACCTCTGGCCGATCATCAAGGCGGAGTTGAGCATCCTGCTCGTTGTTTTTGGGGTTTGGTGGATGATATGAAACACTACACCGGCGTAGGTTCTCGTAGTACCCCCCAAAACATTCAGCAGATCATGAAAGCGATTGCTTTACGCTTGGCCGGAAATAACATCGTCCTCCGATCTGGGGGTGCGTCTGGGGCAGACACAGCATTCGAGTCGGGCTGCGCCAAAGGCCCTAAAGAAATTTATCTTGCCCGCGACTGCACGCCAGAAGCGATGGCCGTCGCCGCCCGGTTCCACCCAGCCTGGCACGCTTGTAATGACTTTGCTCGTAAATTGCATGGTCGTAATGCTTTTCAGGTGCTCGGCAAGATGTTGAATACACCGTCCAAATGTTTGATCTGCTGGACACCGGATGGATGCACCTCACACACCACCAGGTCGCGAGCAACTGGCGGTACTGGCACTGCGATCAGCATCGCTGAAGCCTATAATGTACCCATCTATAACTTGGCTGTCTCAAAGCACTTACATTTTTGGCAGGAGGCACTTGGATGAAATCCACTCCCGAGAACGCAGTCAAGAAACAGATCGTCCAGCTCCTGGCCCGGTACGATATCCAGCCGGCAGCTAAAGCAGGGACGTTCACAACCGCAGCCGGCTGGTTCTACGCCGCGGTGCAGGGGCCGTTATCGGTGCGAGGCATCCCGGACTTCATCGGCCATTACCGCGGCAGGTTCTGGGCCATTGAGGCGAAGGCCCCCGGCAAGAAGCCAACAGGCTTCCAGGCTCTGCAGATCTCAGCTATCGCAGCCTCCGGCGGCGCCATTTTCGTGATCGATGGTGAGGAGTCGTTGGAGTTCTTTCAAGGGTGGTTGGATGAGCAGCAAGAGGCAGCAGACTTTCAAGAATTTTTAGATGAGGAAGGCCTTAGCCGATGACCCCCGCCCGAGTAATCAACGACCACTACGTCCTGCAGACCCCCGACGCCGGTCAGTACAGAGCCCTGTTCCCAGACCTGAAGGTTGCCACGGTGCAGGGGCAGCAGTTCGTCGCCGTGCCGCAGACCCTCGAGGCTGCCCGGGTGCTCAATAACCTGGGGGTGAAAGTGCAGAGTCCGATCAGGACGAATTACTCGTGGCCGGGGCGGTTCACGCCGAGGTGGTACCAGATAGACACGAGTGAGTTCTTCACCCTGCACACCCGGGCACATTGCCACTCGGCGCCAAGGACTGGGAAGACCAACGCTGCCCTCTGGGCCGCCGATTACCTCCGGAAGGAAGGCTACGTTCATCGGGTCCTGATCGTCGCGCCGCTGTCTACGCTTTTCGATGTCTGGGAGAGAGCGATCTTCGAGTCCCTACCCCTCAACACCTTCGCCGTCCTGCACGGCAGCCGGCAGAAACGCCATGACCTGCTGGCACAACGGCACGACTATTACATCGTCAACCACCACGGCGTCGGCTTGATTGAAGAAGCCTTGAGTAAACGCCCAGACATCGACCTGGTGATAGTCGATGAGGTCGCTGTTTTCAGGAACAGCCGGTCCAAGACCCTCTTCAAACCCCTCAACCGAGTGCTCAACGCCCAGAAGATCGCCAGAGCAGCCTGGGGCTTAACTGGTACACCGACGCCGAACGATGCCACCGACGCGTTCGGTCAGTGCAAACTCCTGACCCCCGAGAACTACCACGGCCACTTCACCGCCTTCAAGCAGGAGACCATGCTGCAATTCGGGCCGTTCAAGTGGGTGCCGAAGAAAGGCTCCGAGAAGTCAGTGGCCCGGATCCTGAAACCCTCGATCAGGTTTGAACGCTCAGTCTGCACCGACATGGAGCCATGCTTCATCGAACGCCGGGCTGAGATGTCAGAGGACCAGAAGAAGGCCTATAAGCAACTGATCGCCCAGGCCGCCACCGAGGTCCGGGGCTCGACGGTGACAGCGGTCAACGCTGCCGTGTTGATCTCAAAGTTGGTACAAACCGCCTGTGGCGTGGTCATAGCAGCCGACGGCTCCCTAGTCAAGTTCGACTTCGGCCCGCGCATGAGTGTGCTTGAGGAAGTCATCGCCGAGAATGACGAGAAGGTTATCGTCCTGGTGCCATTCACCGGCGCCCTCGACGCTGTGGCAACCGAGCTGAGGAAGAGGTGGTCAGTGGCGGTGGTTGACGGCCGGGTGTCTGCCGGGGCCCGCACGACGATCTTCCGAGAGTTCAGAACCCTGCCCAACCCGCATGTCCTGGTCGCCCATCCCCAGGTCCTGGCCCCCGGTCTCGATCTCACCGCCGCCACGCTGACGATCTGGTACGCCCCGACCTACAAGGCTGAAGTCTACCAGCAGGCCAACGCCAGGATGGATGGCAGCAAGCAGAAGATCAAGATCGACATCTGCCACCTGTACGCTACGGCGGAAGAGAAGAAGATCTATCAGGTGTTGAAGGATAAGGGAAAACTGCAGGACGTTGTTCTGTCTTTAAGTAATGGAGGAAGATAATGGACTGCTCAACTGTATCGGTAGACATAGACAGCTACTCGACCAACCTCAGCCAGAGTCATCCGAGGGCTAAGAAAGAACATCGCTGTGGTGAGTGCAGGAAGACCATTGCCAAGGGTGAAGTCTACCTCCGCGAGGTGAATATCCACGACGGCCGAGTGATGACCGACAAGACCTGCCAGGCGTGTGTCGGCATTCGTAACGAGTTCTTCAAGGATGGATATTACTACGGGCAGGTAATAGACATGCTGTACGAACACGTTCGCGAGGTGAGTGGTGACATCTCAGAAGCCTGCCTTGTCTCACTGCCGGCAGGCTCCCGAGAAAAAGTCCTCGGCATACTTGAAGAGTTCTGGGGAGACTATGAGGACGACGAATAAAATGTAAACCAAGCAACAAATAATTGACAACCCGTTGACGAAGTTGTAGGGTGTAGGAAAGGGGGAAGGAAATGAGAGAGTATCGAAACCTGCACCAGGTCTGCCCGAAATGCGGCGATGAGCCCTATAAGCTGACCACGCCCAACTACCAGACACCGCCCGACCTCAACGTAGTCAAGTGCGACTGCGGATGGATCGGGACAGTCAACGAACTCGTAAAGGAGGCACCAATGCGCCAGAGCGTAACCGCGGAACAGGTGGTGGCGAAGTATGTCGAGACCCGCGACATCATCGCCGCCAAGAAGAAAGAACTCGATGCCGAGCTGGCGGTCCTGAAAGACCTCCAGACCAAGCGGGAGAACTGGTTGATGGCCGAGATGAACAGGATCGGCGCCACGTCGATCAAGACCCCGCACGGCACCAGCTACGTCGACACCGTCGACAATGTCTCGGTAGCCGACTGGTCGACGTTTTTCGGCTGGGTGCAGGAGGGGCAGAAGTTCGACTTCCTGACCCATGCAGTGTCGAAGTCGGCGGTCAAGCAGGCGATCGAGGACGGCCAGCCACCCCCTCCCGGCGTTTCGTATTCCCAGTTCAAGAGTATTAAGGTACGCAGAGCGTAATCAATCCGCCCCCAGAGGGCACAGATCAATCTCAAGGAGACAAACCATGAAGAAATTACAGGAAGCACTCGAGTTGTTGAACACGAAGCATACCTTCACCCCCGGCCAGATCGTAGGGTGGAAACCCGGGTTGAACAATAAGAGAAACGACGGGCCGTTCATTGTCGCTGAAGTTCTTGCAGTACCTGTACTGGACCCTGAAGAAAGTTCGGGAAGTTACTATTTCAGGGAAAAGCTCGATATCATTGCTGGTAGTTTCAACGGCACTGGCGTCTTTTGCCTGCATCACTACGACTCCCGACGCTTCCAGCCGGTAACCGAGTAATCTACCCTTTACCTAATTAACCTCCAAGG